GTCAAAGAGGACGGGTATATTCCTGACACCATTGTTCTCTGTCCTCAGGCAGAGGCCCTGACTCTGAATGAGTTTGTGCCGACTGGCTATGTAGGGGCAGACGCTGCAATGGCTGGCCGTCTCCCGTCTCTGATGGGGCTCAGGGTATTTACCTGTGGCGTGACTGATGACTCAAGCACCTACACCTGGCAGTATGACTCTGATGGCGATATCGGTATGCTCGTCTATGACAGCCGGAACGCTGGAGGCATTGCCATGAGGCGGGATCTTACCGTCAGCCGGTATGAGGATCCGATCCGCGACCTTGTGGGCTGCACAGTTACTGCACGGTTTGGGGTAAACTATCTTGCAGCGAATGCAATCTGCCGGGTAGAGTACTAACCATGCTGAGCTCTGCCAACGTCCAGACAAAAACGCAGATCGACGAGGCAAACAGAGGCGCAAGTCTCGAGGCCGGCAACGTCTGCAACCCCTTGACGTGGCGGGCGTTTACGTCTCCGGCTGACCCGGAGACAGAGCGGAAATACTACGACATACGGGGGCGGTAAATGGCCTATACTACCTATGCAGAGGTCCTGGCAATCACCGGGACTGCTCTGCCTCAGGCAACCGTCGAGGCAATTATTGCCCTGTCGGATCTTGAGGTGGACTCTGTCTGTGCCCGTGCAGGTGTTACGGCCAGTCCAACCGATCCGGCCATACGAACGGCCGGGGTTAATCTGGCAGTCGCTGCAGTCCTGACCCGGTACCGGATGGACGGGACAAAAGAGAGTTCAACGCTTGAGTGGCAGGACAGAACAAACGTAGATGCTGCCATTGCCACATACCGAAAACAGGCGTATGATGCGCTGGAGACATACACGAATCAGAACAAATCAGCGTTCTATTGTGAGGTTGCAAACCTATGACGTACCCTGCGACTCTCCTGGTCCATACGGCAAACCTCGAAACCTGTGAGGCGTTTGGAGTGGTTGATGCCTGGAACGTAGCAGCCCCGACCTATATTATGGTGCCTATTCGGTGCCGGTTCGGGAGGGCCAGGGCAACAATGAGCCAGTCGGATGCCGGGGCACAGGTTGACCGGAAAACGGCCTGTATCGTGCCGGCTGAAACCGAGGCACACCATGGCAGGCATATCATCGGGACCGAACCACCATACAATCGCAAATACAGGATCACGGCAGTCGACCCTGCTATGATTGCAAACCGGGTGTCTCATATGGTGCTTACTCTGGAGGCAGTCGGTGTCTGACGACATACGGATCGAGGGGCTTGACGAACTCACAAAACGTCTTAAAGAGCTTGGAATAGAATACAAGCGGTATTATTCTGACGTGGGCGAAAAAGCCATGCTCCCCGTCGAGGCTGCAGCAAAAGAAAAGTGCCCGGTCGATCTTGGTCATCTCCGTGGCAGTATCTCTACCAAAACTGAGGAAGTCGATGGCGGAGTAAATGTCATTGTTGGTACGAATCTCAAATATGCTGCCTATGTCGAGTTCGGGACCGGGATACATGCAGAGAACGGCCAGGGACGAAAAACTCCATGGCGGTGGCCTGTTGAGTCACAGAAGTGGCAAAACATATTCTTTGGGTCAAAACTCAGGCAGGGGGCGTATGGTCCTATTCGTATGTCTCCGTTATGGTATGGGTCTCATCCACACCCGTATATGAGGCCGGCATGGGACGAGAACCGAAACCAGGTGTATGAGCGGGTGAGAACAGAGATCGCTGCAGCACTCAGGCAGGTGACACAATGATCACCGCTATGGTCCGCAACCAACTGGCAGCATCTCCTACCATCACCGCTCTCGTCGGTGCCCGCGTGTATGTTGACGGGCTCCCAACAACTCCTGAACTCCCGGCCATTTCAGTACACCCGGTTTCTCGGGTGCCTGACAAAGAGGTCGGGAAAGGGTACGTTTCACGGGTGCAGATTTCGTGTTGGTCAAATCCCCCGGTATCTGGCGGTGTCAGATCACCAGGAGAAGTGGAAACCGTTGCAGCGGCGGTGATCGCTGTGATGCACAAACCCCGGATGAACATGGTGCCCGAACGGTGGACGTTGGGATCGGTGTCGTATGACATCACGACCCGGCAGGTCACGGGCGGGGTCCGGCGGATCGAGGATCCGATGGGCTGGTATCATGTGCCGGTTGACGTGCAGATCATTTACAGGGAAATATAATGGCAGACGTAGTAGCGGCTGACGTGCCAAAAGGCACTGAGGTCAAATGGTATGGTGGCGGTGTCGTTGCTCAGGAGACCGTGACCGTTTCAGCAGCTCAGGAAAGTGCAAAATATATTGCATTGACCAAACTGGCAGAATATGGATCGGTGTGGATCGAGGTTAACGGGGTTGCCACTGGCGTTTTTGAACATGGTGCTGACGGAGTAACAGCAGCAACAGAAGAAGACGGTACGGAAGGTATCAACTATACCGGACTCAAAGCGGGCGACGTGGTAGACATCTACTATGTTGATATCGAAACCATCGGACTCACTCACATTGCCAGTTCCAAGGATATAAAGACCGATACGAAAGCCAGCTCAAAGAAAGAGGCTGTTCATGGCCAGAGTACTAAACTCGTGACGGTTGGCGTTACTGAATCCACTGCAACGCTTGAAGGGCTTATGTACACCCTTGACTTTGTTGGTCTGTGCTTCGGTAACGTCCTGGCAAACAGCCCGAACTCTGGCTGGAAAAAGCTCTCGAACAAGTCCTCAGGGTTCAAAAAGATCGGTGCCCTGGTTGGTAAGCGGTCGGTTGACGCTGTTGTCGTTGACAAGTTCTTCCTGATTGGGGCTACAGCAAATTCATACGGGCAGACGTTCCCGACTGAGGACATGTACAAAGAGTCTTTCGCATTTGATTGTGATTATATCCAGCGGGCCAGGAAAACAGTATGAGAGGCAGAGCAG